GGACTGGTGATGCCGTCCTTGGTCGTGATGGAGTACGGCATCACCAGTCCACGGTGACGTTGCGCTGCTGCGTCTGCGCTCCGCCCTCAGACGAGGACGGCACCGCCGGAGCTGGCTTGGTGGGGTTGCCAAACTTGTTGCGCAGCTGCTTGTCCGTGCGGATGAGTGCCTCTTCCACCTTCTGCAGTTCACGGCTAAAGCCGGACTCGCTTTGGTAGCGGTCGAGGTTGGATGCGATGTTCTTGAGGAACAGCAGATCCTTGTCCGACATCGCGCCCTTGAGCTTGTCCAGGTTCGACGCAGCCAGCGTGTTCTGCAGCTGCTCGATCTTGCCGGCGACAGTGCGCGCCTTCGTGCCGGGGATGGCGCCGCGGAAGGCCATAGTGCCGGTGGCGGCCTCCAAGGTGTCAGGGTCGGAGCGGATCTCGGTCAGGAGGTTGAGCGCATCCTGCAGCGTGGCCTGGCCAGCTTCATAGTCGGCCGCCTTGGTACGGATCTTCTCGTCCAGCGCGCTGCGGGCCTCCTGCACCTTGAGGCCCAGTTCCTCGCGCCGCAGCGCGTTCCCCTCGCGCGCCGCCGCGGCGTTCATGGCCGCGATGCGGTTGGCCTCGCGCTTGAAGCCGATGTCCTCCTGGATGGCCTTGATGTCCCAGCCCTTTTTCTGCAGGTCCAGCACGGCCTTCTGTTCGGCGAACTTGGCGTCGACGGCCGCGGTCGTCGCATCGCTGCCCGCCTTGTCTGCGTCGGCCTCGGCCTTGCGCAGCGCCGACGGCTGCATCTGCTGTGCGCGCTGCTCGGTACCGAACTTGCCCAGCGTCTCGGCCGCATCCTTGCCGTTGGGGTTGGCCGCCAGCAGCGCCTGGATCTGGCCCAGCGCGAATTCGGGATGGTCCTTGGCGAGCTGCGCCTGCACGCGCATCGCCTGCGAGTCGCGCGTCGGCTGGCCGCCGTTCTGCTGCTCCAGCATGTCGGCGCGCTGCGTCAGGGCCTGGGCCGCGATCTCAGGCTTGCCGGACTTGATGGCGGCGCCCCACTGCAGGAGGTCGGAGGCGAGGGACTGCTGCTGTTCGGTGTTCTTCGTCGTCCAGGCGCGCTGGTAGGCCTCGGACGACTTCGGGTCCATCGCCATGAGCTTGGCGAAGTTGTCGGCCGTGGGGCTGCGGTAGGCCTGCTCTCGCGCGGCCTGCAGCGCCTGCTGTTGTGCCAGGGCGGCCTGCTGCTGCTGAGCCTGCATCTGGTCGGCGCGGATGGCTGCGCCGAACTGGTAGCCCTGCGCCGCGGCCTGGAATGGCGACTGGACATCGACCGAGTAGTTGATCGGCTGCATCAGAGGCCACCCCCGAGGCCCTTACCGGAGTTCGCCCAGCTGGCCCAGCCGCCGCCCAGTTGGCCGACGGCGCCGCTGAAGGCGTTCCACATGTTGGACGTCTGCTTGCCGTTGTTCAGGAAGGCGCCGGCCTGCGCGGCGCCCTGCTGCTGAAGCAGCGCCGTGACGTTGTTGCCCGTCTGCATGCCGGCGTTGCCGGTCATGGTCGCGGCGTTCTGGCCGATGCTCGTGAGCCCGCCCAGGCGGCTGTACTGGTCGTTGATGGTGGCGGCCAGAAGCTGCGGGCTGAACTGCGCTAGCGCGGCCTGCGTGTTGCCGCCGCGCAGGTTGCCGGTGGCCGAGGCGTTCTGAAGGATGGAGTTCTCGCCTTGCTGCAGGAGCGAGGTGAACTGCGGCGACTGCTGCAGCGCCTGGATGGCTGCGGCCTGCGCGCTGTTGCCGTTGAGGCCGAGGAGGTCCTTCTGCCCGGCCAGCCCGCCGGTGCCGGCATCGACGTAGGGCTTCAGTAGCGACTGGATGGCGTCGAACTGGCGGCGCTGCTCATCCACACCGGCCAGCGCTGCGGCCTCCTGTGCGTTGGCGGCCTGCTGGCCGGCCTTCTTCTGCGCGTTGGACGACATGACGCCGCCCACGAGAGTGGCGCCTGCGACAGCGACGAGGCCCCAGCTCATTGCAGCGCCTCACGCATCTGCGCCACCAGTGCGCGGAACTCGTCGCTTTCGGGCTGGATGTGCTCGGCCTCGATGGCGACCAAGTCGCGCGAGTCTGCCGGGTTGAGGTGCACGGTCACGAAGGTCGTGTCCTCGTGCGCGTAGACCACGCGCTTTGCCCCGGGTCGGGAGCACTGCACGAAGCCGGCGGACACCTCGTAGCGGCCGAACTCGTCGAGCACGGTCGCGCGGCCCTTGGCGACCATCATGAGATGACCATGGCGGTGGACCTTGCCGACCACCAGCATGCCGGCAGGCATCGAGAACTCGCGGCCGTACATGCCGGGCGCGAAGTGGTGCACAGCCTGCGGCATCGCGCAGGCGTGGGGCAGCATCTCGGCTTGCAGGCGCTCGATCTGGCCGCGCGTGGGCGGCGGCGCCTTGATGGTGGGGGTGTAGTCGTGAGCAGCCAGGGCGGTCATCACAGCTCCCTTGCGGGGGTGTGAGCTGCTGGCGGCTCTACGGGACTCAGCGGGCCGGCGTTGCCGGTCGTGTGGCGCGGATTATGGCAGCGGCAGCGCCGCGAAGCCAATCTGCGCACTGTCAAGGTCCGCGCGCCTTAGCGCGCCTTAGCGCGCTTCTGGGGACCAACGGGGGACTTGACGGGGGACCGTGGGCCCGTGTTAGGTCAGCTCGCGGCCCGTCACGTCCACGTTCACGTTCGCCGCGCTGGCGCCGCCGTAGATCATGTCCCCGGGCTTGAGGTAGCGGCCCACCAGCTCGGGCAGCAGGTCGGTGGCCTTGTCGGCGATGGACTTGGCGTTCACGCGCAAGTTCGTCACGCCCGCGGCACCGCCGGCCGGCACGATGTGGAAGGTCACCGTCTGCGTGGCGCCGTTGTGGTTGCACACGCTGGCCTTGTCGATCTTGCTGCCCTTGCCGTTGACGGGCGACGTGTAGAGCAGCGCGACGGCCGGTGTGGCGAGGTCGATGGGGGCGACGAGGACGGCATCGGTGGCTGGCATGGTGGGCTCCTATCGTGTTTCGAGGTCGTCGACGCGGCGCGCGAGGTTGACGAGTTGCTCGCGCGTGGCAGCGCAGGTCTCGCAGACGTGCTGCTCTGGCAGCTGCAGGGGCTCGGCGGCGGGGGCCAGCGCCAGCAGCTCCAGCGCGTCGGCGATGCGCTCCAGCAGCGCGGACTGGACCGCCTGCTGCGCTGCGGCGGTGTCGGCGGTCTGCTGGGCCTGCTCGGTCAGCACCGTCAGCAGCTCGATCGCGTCGGCGCTGCCGCCCGTGACGGCGAACAGCGCCTCGAATGCCTTGATCAGTTCCGGGTCGTTGCCGCAGATGCGCGCGAGCTGCTGGCGGTTGAGCCGGCGGGGGTTCAACTCAGCCATTCAGCGCCTCGAATTGCGCCTCCAGGCGCGCGAAGGAGACGTGGCAGTCGCTGGTGCCGCGAAAGCGCTGGATGCGGTAGTTGCGCATCTTGCCGAGCCGGCGCCAGGCGATGCGCTGGCCGCGCTGGCCTTGCTTGCCGGCGGCGCACGGCCGCTCCTGGCTCCAGGTCTCGCCGTCGACGCTGTAGCTGGTCCACACGACCGGGTCCGCGCCGGCGGCAACGCGGCCGGGCAGCGCGACGAGTTCGAGATCCAGCACGATGGCGCCGCGGCCCTCGTTGTAGATCACGGGCGTGCCGAATTCCCAGCCGACGACGGCGCCGTAGTGCTCGCCGGCGGCGTCGCTGAAGGTGCCGAGGGTGCTGCCGGTCGGGTCGCCGCTGATCCAGCGGTCGTAGCACCAGACGAGGCCGCAGGCGCGGTAGGTGGCCAAGCCCACGACGGCGGAATTGAGCTCGAACCAGACCGGCTGCTGCACGACCTGCGACGCAGCCAGGTCGTAGACCCACGTCGTGTCGGGCAGGTGCAGGTAGAGCCAGTTGTGGCCCTCGGCGACGCGCGGCTCCAGCACGGCGCCGGCCAGTTGCGCCTCGGTGTAGCGGCCGAGGATCTGGTCGATCTCGGCGGTGGAGATCTTGGACGTGTCGCCCGGGGTCATGAGGTAGACGGCCGGTGCTTCGTCGCGCGCGCTGCCCACGAAGGCGAAGGTGCTGGCGAACTTGCAAACAGCATGCGTGCCGATGACGCCGCGCGGCACCTGCGCGCCCTCGATGCGCTGGAAGGGGAAGTTGTCGCCGCCGACGTTGTCGAACACCTCGATGGTGTAGCGGCCGAACGCGTAGGCCTCGTTGCGCAGCTTGTCGACGGCCATGATCGGGTCGGGGTCAGACTCGGCGCTGCCGTACTTGAGCGGGTTCACCTGGGTCTTGTCGGCCAGCTCGGTGACGACCAAGAAGGTGCCGTCGGTGCTCAGGTTGTAGCCGGCGATCCAGCAGCCGGCGATAACCGTGCCGAGGTCCGGGTCGGTGACCTGGGTCAGCGTGCCGCCGTCCCAGTAGTAGAGCCTGCCGCCGGACCAGATCGAGAGGTAGCCGAAGCCGTTGTCGATGGTGACTCGGCCGCCCGAGCCGACATCGCCCAGCACAGTGACGGCGCCCGCGCTGGACACGCGGCACAGCTTGGTGCCCATGACGCGGTGCAGGACGCCGTCCCAGTTGAAGCCGCCGCGGTCGGCGCCCGGGCCGGTGGCGAACAGCGCGATGCCCTCGGCCGGCCGCAGGAAGCCCTCGCCGATGCCGGTCTGCTTGGGCACCGGCACAAGGTTGCGCGGGTAGGACGTGCGGAATCCCGCCTGAGCGTCAGCGTAGATGCCGGAGAGGATCGGGATTTGCATGTGGACCGGCAGGGGATGGGAATCAGGTCAGCTGGAAACATGTAACATTTCGCCAAGGCCCCTAGAACGTGGGCCAGGGAGAAGAGACATGTTCACGAACAAGCAATTCGAGACGCTTGAGGCCTGGGTCAGCGCCGCAGCGCGCGCGGCAGCGGAGCCCACACCAGACAACACGGCTGCCGCCGACAAGCGGCTGACGGAAGCCCGCAACCTCTTGACGAGGTGCTGCGCTGGCGGTGCGTACTTCGGGCACGCCGACGATTGCCTGCAGCCGCGCATCTGAGTCAGGCGCTGATGACCTGCGAGATCAGCAGGGCCGCGTTGGCGTAGCCTGCGGCGCCCGGGTGGACAACGTCATTGGCCGGCAAGAAGTAGCCGCTGGCCACCGCCGTGGTGTAGTCGCACCAGGCCGACGACACATCGACCACAGGGATGTTGAGCGGCTGAGCAAGCAGCCGCGTCGCCACGGTGATGGCATCCTGCGCCGCCTGCGTGGCGCTGGTGATCTTGCTCGGCATGCCGGTCTGCAGCAGCACGTCGCCCGACAACTGGGCCTGCGTGATGATGGTCTGCATCTGAGACGTGAACGTCGCCGCTGCGGTGCCGGCGATCCAATCGTTGATGTTGATGTTCAACAGCGTCAGGTCTGGCGCGAACGTGCCAAGCATCGGCAGCGGGTCCCACACGTTGGTGTTTGCGACGAAGTCGCTGGCCTTCTTGCCAGGGTAGCCGCCGTTGAAGATGTTCACCGACTTGACCTGAGAGTCATAGGCGCAGAAGCCAGCGATGAAGACGTTGCCGTCAGCCACCTTGTTGAACTCAAGGACGTGGTTGCTGCCGCGCGTGAAGGTCTTGGTCACCTTCTGCATGCTGATCGCGCCGGCCGCAACGATGTTGGCGCTGGTGGACTGCCCGCCGTCGATAGACACAGTGAAGGTGCCGTAGCTGGTGTTCTGGAGATACCAGATGTCGACCGTGTCGGTGATGCCGCTGGTCTGAAACTTGGCAGTCGTGTAGTTGCCAGCGTTGTTGTTGCCGATCAGTGACCCGCCAAAACTCGGGATCGCTCCTACCGTCCAGTTCGTGCCGAGAGATGTCCAGCGGGGGTCGTAGGCCAGAAAGTCTGAGCTGCCGGCGTTGGAACCCGCGAAGGTGTTCAGATTGATCGGCAGCCCCGTCGCCGTCGCCATCAGGGCGGCCAACTGCGTTGGGTAGCTCATCGACCGGGCGCTTGCGACATACCCGTTGCCGGTGGCAAAGGAGCCGGCAGTCGTGCTGTCGCCGAGTGCCATCAGGTTGGCGTTAGCAGTCCCTGCCCTGACCTTGGCCAGCGCGCGGCGCCACTTGGGGAGCTTCACATTGTTCCCACCCCCTGACACCAAGGGTCGGCCGGTCTGGTCGACACCATCAGTGGGGGCCGACATCTCGTAGGTCGCGCCGCTGCTGGCCGCCCAGATTTGCACCGTGCACGAGTCCTCGAACGGACCGATGGTGACGAATGTGTCGATCAGCTCGTCCACGGTCGGACGCTGCGACGTGCCGCGAGGGCCGATGCGGTAGGTGCCCTGGCCGGTGAGCAGTAGCTTGCTGCCTGCCACAAGGTTGACGCTGGCCGAGGCGCCAGCGGAGACGGCGATTTGAGTCATGGATCTCTCCTGCGTCAGCCGACGCGGTACCAGGCTTTGAAGACGCCATCGAAGCGAAGGCGGAAGAAGGCGTTGGCGGCGAGAGTCGCCGGCGCGCCGTTGACGGTGGAGCCGTTGCCGGCGACGGTCAGCGTCGTGACCGCTTGCGTGCAGCTGACGAGCAGTTGTTGGCCGTCCACGCACTCAGCCTGCGCCGGCAGGGTGATGGTCCCGGCCGCGTAGCCGGCGGCGGGCGTGAGCAGCAGGTAGACACTGCCGCCAGCCGTGGGGGGCGCGATCTGCACGCCGAAGCCGGTGGCATTGGGCGCGGCGTACTGCGTCAGCATCCCGTCGTCGACCGTCAGCAGCGACTGGATCAGCGCGACCAGCTGCGTGACCGACGTGCGCCGGTCTGCGCCGTTGGTGGCCGAGGCGAATGGCAGGGAGTCGGCCGCGGCGATGTCGGTCTGCGACAGGGAGTTGATCGAGCTGCCCATGTCAGGCCTCCGTGATGTTGAGGTCGCCGCCGGACGTGACCTGCAGCGGGCTGTCCGTGGGTTGCGGGAAGAAAGGGCTGCTCAGCGGGCGCCAGGGCTTGTTGCCGGCGCCGCGGGGCATGGTGTTCGGCTGCTGCGGCGGCAGCGGCTGAGCCGCGGCGATCAGCAGGCGGTCGTAGCCGTCGCTGGCGTTGCGGCGCGTGTCGACGGACACGACCTTGCCGAAGCCGGGTGCGAGGCGCAGAGCCAGGTTCAGGTAGACGGGTTCGAGCGCCGTGTCGGGCAGGCCCGAGTCCTGGTCAGGGTCGGAGTCGGCCGGCGACGCGGGCAGAGGGTAGCCCAGGCGAATGCCCTTGCCGTCCCACACGCCCATCATGGTGTCGAGGCGGCGCAGCGCGGACAGCTGCTCCTCGGGCGTGATGTCGAAGTCGCTGCCAAGCGCAAGCTCGGCGAAGGCCTCGGCGATCAGCTCGCGCTTCGTCCAGCTCACGAGGCCACCTTGCGACGGCGGGGAGCGGCAGGAGCCGCAGCGGGAGCTTCTGCAGGCGAGGCCGTCGGCACGGCGTCGACGTCGCGCGCGGCGTACTGATCGAGCCGCCAGCCCTCAGCGTGAGCTGCCTCGGCCTCTTCGGCGCTGTGCGCCGTGCGGAGGTCGTAGCGGCCCGTCTCCAGCTCCCAGGCGGTGCCCAGGCGGTACATCAGGCGGGGGTACTCCAGATCCTTCATGGCGTGCTCCTGGGTGAAAGCCCGGCCGCACGAGGCGGCCGGGAAAGCTGGCAACTGCGGCCAGCGGGAGACAACCGCTTAGGTCTGGTTGGCCAGGATCAGGCCGGCCTTCTCAGGGTCCAGCACCGTCGCGGCGTACAGGGTCGTGTTGCGCACGAACACCTTGCCGGTCTGGGCGTTGATCTGAGCGACCATCACCAGCGGCACGCCGTTCTTGGTCGTGGCCGTCATCACCTCAGCGCCGAGGCCCGAGGGGAACTGCAGGCGGCCGTAGTCCAGCGTCACAGCGCCCTGCGCCCAGAAGGCGTTGACGGGCTTGGTCACCGTGTTCAGGAACGTGATCGCGGCGCCGGCGGCAGCCTGGGCGGTCACGTTCTGGTACGGGCCGGTGATGACGATCTTCGGCGTGACCGTGAGCGTTGCCGTGCCGCCGCCGCTCACGACGCGGAACGTCATGGCCTGGCCGGTGTCGCTCTTGTCGATCATGTGAACGGCGTTGACGTTCGCGATCGTGAAGCAGTCGCCGTTCTTGATGTTGGCGATGTTCGCGCCCGAGACGCCGATGGTGCCGTAGCGGTTGTCGGTCGGCAGGTCGCCGGTCATGGCCGTGACGGTGTGCGAGGTGTTCGCGGTTACGGTCGTGCCGGTCACCGTGCCGATTGCGGCCAGGTTCGCGACGTTGTCGGTGCGGAAGGTCGCGAAGTTCGCGATGTCCGGCACGCGGGAGCGCTCGTAGGCCGACAGGTTGCGGTCGCCGAGGTAGGCGCGGTTGCCCAGGTCCTTCGCCACGTCCTTGTAGTCGAAGGGGTTCATGAACAGCTTGAGCGCGCTGCCCTTGATGCCGCGCGACACGCACAGCGCCTCAGCGGTGGCGCCATCGTCCCAGCTCAGCGCGCCGACCTTCTTGACGATGATCGAGGCGTTGGCGGCCACGGCAGCGTACAGGTTCTTGTCCACCTCGGCGGCCAGGCGTTCCGCAGCGGACTCGCCCATCAGCTTCATGTGGTCGGGGTCGCGCAGTTCCTTGGCGTCCAGCTCGTAGATGACGTTGTCGGGCGAGCGGTAGACGGTCGGGACGAAGCGCTCGATCACGTCCGAGCGCGTGGCGGCAGACACATCCAGGCCGGTCACGACGGCGGTGTGGTAGTTCTGCTTTTTGTAGAAGGTGTCCCCGGCCCGCTGCATCGCTTTGGCGTCGGGGTAAGAGGTCTTGGCCTCCATGGAAAGGACGCACGCAGCGTCGTAGCCTTCCACGAAGTTCTCGAACATCAGTTCGAGGTCTTTGGCGAGTGCATTGGCCATGATTCACAGTCCTTGATTGAGGAAACGGGGTTGGTTCGTTTGCTCATCCACAGGCTGGACGGGGGCCGCTGCTCGTTGACGGGAGCGACTCGGCGCCGTGAGGTGGCGCGGACCTGGCGGGCTACGCCGTGGCCTTCTCCCGACGGGATTCAGCCGCACGCTTGGCCTTGAAATAGGCCGAGTAGTCGCCGGTTCGGCGGCCCTGTTCGCGCAGGCTTTCGAGGGTCTGCGAGGCCAGGGCGGCGCCAGTGGTTCGGCCGCGCACCGGGGTATCGGTGGGCGGGGGTGGGCTCTTGCGTTCGACCTTCACATGACCCGCGAGGTCGGCCGCGGCATAGGCGAAGTCGACGGGATCGGCGATGGCTGCGAGGGTCTTGGCGCGCGCCGGGTTCTTGCCCAGCACGTACACCAGGGCCGCGGCCTTCGGGTGCTTCAGGAGCAGGCCCTGCTGCACGGTGCTGAAGGCCGTCTTGACGTTGGCCTCGGCGTCTTCGAAGTCCGGGCGCTTGAGCTTGGCGGCTTCCGCCTTGTAGGCATCGAGGCGCTGCTGCCAGGCTTCCTGCTGCTTGCGCTGGGCCTGCTCGGCTTCGTGCTGGCGGGCGTCGTGCTCGGTCTTGCGGGCGGTCCACGCCTTGAACTTCTCGGCGAACTTCACCGGGTCGTAGTCGACGTCTTCGTCTTCCAGCGTCGGCTCGTCGCCGAGCGGCTCGACGGCGGCCGGCTGCTGCACGGCGCGCGCCGCGGCGGCCTCCTGCTGCGCCTTCAGCTCGCGGTTCTCGCGCTGCAGCCGCTTGGCGTTGGCGCGCATCTTCGCGAACGCGGCCGAGGCCTTCTGGTCCAGTCCGGGGGGCGGCTGGTCTTCCTCGTCGACGAGGTCTTCGCCTTCAAGGGTGATGACGAGGTCGTCGTCGGCTTCGGCCGATGTGGCAGGCGCGCCACCATCGCCTTCGCCGTCATCAGCGACCTGGCCGTCAGCATCGCCGTCGCCCGCTTCGTCGTCCCGGGCGTCGCCGCCTTCAGATGACCCGTCTCCGCCGTCTGCAGCATCGTCTTCGGCCGCGGCTCCACCCGGCAGTCCGCCGTCGTCGCCGACGGGCGCGCAGTAGCGGTTGCGGAGCAGGAGGGCGCGAAGCAGAGCGTTCATTGCGGCCGGTGAAGAGTGTTAACAGGCGCGATTGTCATTCAAAGCATTTGAATGCGAAAGGGCCATTTCATTCAATTCAGCGGAACTATTGCAGCATCGGAGCCGGCGTCGGCCCGTTGAGGATGTCCCGCAGCGCCGCCGCGTTGGCGATCAGCTGGCTGTTTTCCTTCTCCATCGCCTCGGCGTAGGTCTGCGCCGTCTGCGCCCGCTTCAGTTCTGCGCTGGCGATGGTCTCGACGGTCTTCGCGCGCTTGGCCTGGGCGTCGGCGGCGGCCTGTTCGGCTGCGGCCAGCAGGTACTGCGACTGCGGGTCGGGCTGCTGGCCCTGCATCTCCTGCATGAGCTGATCGCGCTCCTCCTCGGTCGGCTTGACGACGCCCATGCGGACCATCTTGGCGCGGTAGTAGTCGCGCGCCTCGCTGATGCCTTCGCCTTCCATGTTCATCATGGCCAGGCCGGACAGCACCTGCTGCGTCTCCGGGTCCTGGGTGATTTGCATCATGCCGGTGAGCGCGCGCACGGTGGCTGCGCGCTTGCTGCTGCTGCTGGGGCCGACTTCCACGTCAGGCTCGTAGGAGGCGCCCGCCATGTCGTTCTCGACGATCTCCCGGCCGGTCTCCGCGTCATAGCTGGGCTTGTTCAGCACGACCGAGCCTTGTTCGCCGTTCGGGCCGAGGGTCTTCACCTTGCGGCCCTCCTCGGTCGTGATGGCCTTCTTCATCGCCAGCCACACCTCGCCGCTGCGCTTCATGGCCTTGGCGAAGTTCGACATGTAGATGAAGACCTGCATGTCCAGGCGGTTCTGGATCAGCTCGACGGCCTTGCCGCTCATGTTCGCGTGCACCTCCTCGCCGGCCTGCTGGTTGCCGAGCAGATCCTGCAGCGACTCGCCCGCGATCTGCGTCAGCGCCGCCATGGCCGGCGGCAGATTCGGGGCCTTGGTGTAGCCGATGGCCTGGGAGCTGCCGGGGATCGGGTCGCCGTTGGCGTCCTTCGTCGCGTTCACCAGCAGGAAGGGGTAGCGCTCGATGGCATCGTTCGACCACATGGCCGCATGCCCGTTGATCTGCTCGGGCGTGAAGATGGGCTTCTCGACGTCAAACCGGCCCGCCATGTCGGCCAGCCAGGACATCAGCGAGTTGGTGAGGCGCTGGGCGTCCTTCGCCAGCCGGACGTGGCCCATGCAGCGCTCGATGCCGTTGACGACCCAGCGCTTGCCGTAGAAGGGGACGATTGGGATCAGGCCGCCGGGCACGAGGCCGCACTCATCCAGCACCTTGCCGCCGCTCATCAGGTACTTGCGGCACTGCTTGCGCTCCACCTTCTTGCGGCGGATCTCGGTGTAGCCGGTGGCGGTCAGCTCGTCGAGCAGGGCCGGGTCCTCGTTCAGCTCGGCCTGCGTGTGGCGCTTCTCGTCGCCGGCCAGGCCCTGGAACCAGACGACCGTTTCCTTGGTCGTCTCGACGCGGTACAGCTCGCAGACCCACACGACGTCAGGCGTGGCCCAGTCGAACTCGGGCGAGTAGACATCGCGCGGCCACGATGCGGGCGTGTCGCCCCATTCCTCCTCGTACTCGGCCCGCGGCACCGGGCTGAGCACGTAGCAGCGCTTCGCGTCGGCCTTGTCCTGGCGCTTGGCGCCGAGGTCGTAGAAGACGGACACGTCAGCGTCGAAGATCGGCTCGATGGCGATCGTCTGCCGGTCGTTCTCGTCGTCGTCCTCGTCCTCGTAGCAGGCGCGCAGGCGCCAGGCGCCCATGCCGCCGGCCGCGCCCTCTTCGAAGGCGTTGTCGTAGGCCTCGTTGGCGCTGCACTTGCGCTCGTCGGCGCGAAGCATGCCGTCGCAGTGGTCGGCGAACTCGTCGGAGGGCTCGCCGTCCTTCGGCTGGAAGTCGACCGTGATGCGGTTGGCGCGGTACTCGTTGACGACCCGGATCACCGCCAGGTGCACGCGGTTGAACTCGAAGCGGGGCTTGTTCTCGAACTGCTCGCCGAGCGGGCCTTCCCACTGGGCGCCGGCCACGGAGTAGAAGCGACGGTCCTCGTAGCACTGCCGGCGCTCGTCGCGCTGGGCGGCTTGGATGTCGTCGAATTCCTTCAGCGCTTCCTTGTGGATCTGCGCGAGGCGGTCTGCGTTGCTGAGTCGGGCCATGTCTCCCCCGGTTGGGGCGAGAGCTGCCGGAGGCTCGAAGTACTCAGCGGGACAGGCCGAAGTTTACCGGCGGCGCCAGGGAGACGCCAAGGGCATGGGCTGCACAGCTGGGGCAGCGGCGGGCTTGGCCGGCGTCGCGAACGTCAAGATCCACGAGTCGGCCCGGTCAGGGGAGCGCCCGATCCGCTTCTTGTAGTCCTTCTTCGCCTCCATCAGCAGCAGGCCGTCGCGGTAGCCGTAGCGGTAGGAGCTGAGCTGAGATTTCAGCTCGGGGTCGCGGCCGATCGAGCAGCCGCCGGCCTTGAGGTAGTCGAGCGCGGCCCGCCACATGCGCGCTTTGACGTTGTAGTTCCGGTCATCGGACAGCTTCGCGCCGGTGTGCACGCCGACGACGACCGCGGCCCACTTGCCGCGCTTGAGTGTGTCGTAGGCGCTGACGCCGGGGCCGTCCAGTTCGATGGCGATCATGCCGATGGCCTGGCCGGCGTCCTCGAACTGCCGGCACTGCTCCTCCACCGCGGCGGCCAGCGATGGCCCGTCCAGCCCCTTGCGCGCGATCGGCGGAAGCGTCAGCAGCCCGCGCCGGCACGTGATGACGCTTTCGTCGTCGCCCATGTGCGCGGCATCGACGCCGATCATCCACGGGCCATTCACCTCGACGTCGGCCGGGCCGCGCTGCTGCGCCTGCTCGACCAGCGTGCCCGAGATCCAGGCATCGTTCGTCGAGGCGTTGTAGTCGATGTCCACTTCCTGGGCCAGCACGACCGGGTCGAGGTCGTTCTGCTGCTTCGCGTACCACTCCGGCCCCTTGCGCGGGTCGTCGCGCCAGTGGAAGGTGAACACCTTGACCTTGCCGCCGTGGCGCTTGCGGTAGAACGGGTTGCCGTTGCCGTTGGGCGTGCTCACGTCGATCTTGCAGTTCGAGGTCTGCGACAACGCGGCGTCGATGCTCTCGGCGCGCTCGTAGAAGGCGGACTCGTCCTTGAAGTAGACGCTGGTGCGGTTGCCGCGGCCGATGTTGTCGCCCGACTCGCCGACGATGGCCGAGCCGTTTTCGGGGTTCTTCAGCGCCATGAACGGCGCGTGCTTCTTCACGTCCCAACCCGCCGGCCGGAACTCCGCCGGCAGCAGGTTGACGAACTGGCGCGCCTTCCAGAACAGCGACTTCGGGTCGTTGAGGTCGTCGACGTACTCTTCCTTGCGCGAGCCGAAGCCAATGACCGTGCCCTCGTGGAACAGCCACATCCACACCGCGAAGGCCACGCACAGCCACGACACACCCATGTCTCGACTCTTCTCGGCCAGGCCGTCCTCGCGGCCCAGCCAGCGCTCGCGCAGCCACTCGATGAACTCGGCCTGCTTCGGGAACAGCAGGAACGGCATCGTCGTCGGCTGGCCGATCTCGGCATTGCGCGGGTCGAACGTCATGCCCCAGTCGACGATGAACTGGGCCGGGTTGTCCTTGTAGAAGGCCTTCAGCCCCTCCAGCATGCCGGGCGTCGCCCTGATGCGCTCCAGGCGCTCGGCGCGCTCGCGATAGACCGCCTCGTAGTCCGGCCGCCACTCAGCCACCGAGCATCCTCTTGTAGGCTTCCTCGGCGGTCATGGTGACGGTGGCCTCGTGCTGGATCGGCCCGCCGCCCGCGCCCGTGTGCTCGACCTTCTCCCCGTACTTCTTCGGGTGCCACTTCGCCAGCAGCTTCAGCCGCGTCTCGATCTGCAGCTTGCGGTGGCCGAGCATGTCGCCCTTGCGGATCTCCTTCGACTTGCCGCGGATGGTGATCTCCTCGCCGGTCAGCGGCGTGTCGGCGATCTCCAAGCACTCGGCCGCGATGGCGTCGGCGCCCAGCTCGCGGGCGCGCTCCATGGCCGCGGCGAACTCGGGGCGGTCCCTGATCCAGTCGTAGACCGTGCGCCAGCTCGGCATGCCCGGCTCGCGGCACATGGTCTTGAGCGGCTCGCCGTCCGAGACGCGGGCGACGATCTTGTCTGCGATCTGCTGGGTGTAGCGGCTGGCGGTCATGGGCGTGATTGTCGGATGTGAAGACTGTTCACGTCACTCGTCGTCGTGAACCCAGTGGTTCAGCGAGGCGACGGCACCGAGCATGCGCAGCTTGGTGACCGGCCGCGTTGTGGCCTGGAAGCGTGTCGTGACGTCGTCTGGCTCGATCGCGACAGCGACGAAGGCGATGACCTGGCCCGAGACGATCTGCTCGCGCAGCACGTCAAGCACCTCCAGCGCAGACGTCACGTCGGTGGCGGGCTTGATGGCGTGGATGGTGCTCATGATGCGTCGGACAAGTTTTGAGAAGCGGTCACGATGCGACGCTTCCGCAGTAGGTGCACGCCGCGCCGAATGCCTCTGCGGGCGCTCCGCAGTTGCGGCAGTTGCACCGCGGCGCGATGCGACGCGAGAGGCCGAGGGCATCGGCCAACGGCGCGCTGCCCAGGTACGGCAGCATCTCCAACTGCCGGCGCTCAAACTGCAGGCGCTGCTCCTCGATTGCCTGAGCGGCTGCGCGCTCCTGCTCGGACCGGGCGGAGCCGAACATGGCGCCTGCGACGACCTCCCACACCATCAGGTCACCTCCGCCGTCACGCGGAACTGCTGCAGCTTGCGCGTCATCGGTGGTGGCAGCCGCAGCAATCGGTGGAGCGCGCAGCGCCACCATCGGCGATCCGGCACGTAGACACCTGGAATGGTGATGACATCGCCGACCATCAGGCTCGGCCCAGGCAGCGGGAGGATCAGTGCGCCACCGCCGGCCGCCACTCCCTCAGCGCCTGCAGCATCGCCGCATCCCGCGCCGACACCGCCCGCTCGACCTTGAACCCCGGCCGCATCACCCGCCACTGCGCGTAGGCGCTGGCCGGCGTCAGGCCGTAGCCCGTCGCGTTCTGGCCCTGGCAGGTCCAGTAGCCGTTCGCGCGGGTCAGGTGAGGCTTCATCGGCCGCGATTGTGGCGCGGCTTGGGTCGGTCGTCATCGTCTTCATTCCTCCATCGCCAGCTGGTTCCGCCGCGCCGCCTGCGCCGCCCGCTTCACCTTGGCCTGCGTGCGGCTGCCTTCCTTGACGAAGGTCGACGGCGGCTTGCGCCCCGTCGGCGCGGGCCTGGGCGTGCGGAACTGCCGGCTGAAGCTGTGCCGATCCGTGTCCAGCACCGTCGCGCAGACGCCGTTGCGGATGACGAACAGCGCATTGCGGTAGACGCGGAAGCTGAAGCGCTGGTCGTGGCCGTACTTCTCGCCGAGGAAGGCCAGCAGCGCGGTGTCGTTGAGGTGGCGCTTCGACTCGACGGCGCGGTCGTGGAACAGCTCCAGGCAGCTCGCGCGAAAGCTGGCCTCGTCGGTGTAGGGCAGCAGATGCCGGTCGTGCCGCTCGCGCAGGCGCTGCATGGCGTGCTCGGACAGGAAGGCGGTCACGGCTGCCGCTCCGGATTCGCCGCGTCCGCGGCCCACGCGTCGCGCACTTGCTCGACGGTGACGCCGGCCTGCTCGGCAGCCTGGCGCAGGCGGCGGCCTCGCTCGCCGCGGCGCAGGAAGATGTAGGCCAGGCCGCGCGCGACGCAACCGCTGCAGCCGGTGGAGAAGCCGTGGTGCTCGACCTGGGAAGCGGTGGTGCAGTCGGAGCAGGTCACAGCGCAAACCCCTTCTCTGCCGCAATCGCCACCGCGTCGTCGTGCTCGCGCTGGAACGACTCCACCAGTGCCGGCCAGCGGATGAACCGCGCGTCCTCCAGCTTGTCCCGGACGTGTGAGATGCCGCAGCGCGCAGACTTCAGGCTCGTGACCTTGCGCATGGACTCGCGAGCGTCGGTGATGCGGTCGGCGTTCATGCGGCGGCCCTCGTTTCTGTGGCCGTCACCGCGACGGCCACTGCCGCCCAGGCGTGCGACTTGACGCCGTAGGTCGGTCCGGGCGCCTTCTTCGTTCCCTGCGGCCCGAGCCTGTCGAGCAGCGCCTGTCGGATGTTCGGGTCCTTCGCGCGCGGGTTGCCGCACAAGTGCAGCTTCACGTCCTTGCGGTAGACCTTGAGCACCTCGTCCGGGCTGTGCCAGGCCTGCTGGAAGCGGCCTATCCACACGCAGGTCTCGAACACCTCGCGGCCGACGGCCATGCCGTAGCTGGCGATCATCTCGACGGCGACGCGCTCCGGCTTCGGCAGGTCGGGCCCCAGTGAACGGAACTGCAGCATGCCCAGCACCAGTCCGTTGGCGTTCACGCCGGATGCCAGCACTCTTCCGACGTCGTAGAGCGCCCAGCCTGTCTCGGTGGGCCCGGGGTCGAGAGCGAGGATCATGCCCAGGCCCTCCACGCCGCGTAGGCCGTGAAGACCGCCAGCACCACGGCCGCGGCGACCAGCTTCAGCTTGACCGCGGCGAACAGCGCCAGGATCAGCAGCACGTTCACAACCGGCGCCAGGGCGCTGTAGCGCACAGGTTGCGCACCTTCGCCGCGGCACGCGCACTGTCTTCCCTGCCCGACCATGCAGCCGGCACAGGGCTGCGAAAGCGCGCGCGGGCGCGCGGGATGGGTGCGGTTCATGGTGCGCTCCTTTCGATAGCTGCCGCGCAGTGCTTCAGCACCTGTCCGCGGCTGAGGTCAGGGAACATCGATGCGATGGCGTCGGGTTTCACACCCTCAACGGCCAACCGCGCGATCTCTGCGATGCGCTCGCGCTTGGCCTCGCCGCTCTGCCAGCGGGCCAGGCGCGCCGCGACCTGGGACTGCGTCGCCACGGACCGCAGCACGGTCTCGGGGACTTCCACGGTCCAGTACGTCCGGCCGGCCGGGGTGCGCAGACGACGCCACTTCAGGCCGTCGCGAGTTCGGGTGTCCAGCACCACCGTGGCATCGGTGCGCTTGCTCACACCAACCTCCCGCACTGGCTCGCCCGGTGGCCTTCCATGCCGCAGCGGGTGCAGACGAGGCGGTCGGCCGTTTCCCGTTTTCCCTTTCCCACTTCCCAACAGCCGGGAAAATCAACGGGAAACGGGAATCCCCGGGGCTTCCCCTTGCTTTTCCCACTTCCCCTACGGGGAAGGTGGGAAAAGGGAAAGCCGGACTGCCCGACCGAAGGTGAAAAGTGCTGATTTCCCATCAAATTTCCCATCACATCACTCCTGCTTTGCCGGGCCCTGCCCGTTCAGATGCACCCGGCCCATGGTCTCGGTGATGACGTTCTGCTGCGCCAGTTCGGCCACCGCGCGGTAGATCGGCGAGGTTGTGAAACCCTGGTCCGTCAGCGCCTTCACCAGTTCGGCGCGGCGCATCGTGCGGTTCGCTGCCTGGGCCAGCGTGGTGATCAGCGCGGTCTGCAGGGCGGTGCCCTTGGCCTTCTTGCTGGGGATCGCGGCGACGGCGGCGCGGCGGTCGGTGGCTTCGACCACGCAGGTCGTGATCGGCTTGTCCCACTGCCCCCGGCCCATCTCCACGACGCGGAAGGTCGCCGTGATCTCGTCGCCGCGACTGCCGAGGTCGCGCTGCTTGGTGATGCGGGCGGTGTGCAGCTTCGTGGACTCCTCGCCCGACACCTCGATCTCGGTGTCGGTGGCGGCCTTCAGGCTGCTGTGGCCGCGGCTGCCCTTGGCCGCATCCTTGCCGGCGTGGTGGACGAACATGAGGTGAGCGCCCGTCTGCTCGCGCAGCTTGTCCGCGTGCGTGATGACGGCGCCCATGTCCTCGCTGGCGTTCTCGTTGCCGCCGCCAAAGGCGCGGGCCAGCGTGTCGACCACGATCAGCGCCACGGGCATGCCGTAGCGGGCCTCCACGGCCTTGGCCGCATCCACCAGGCGCGACAGGTCGGCCCGCGCATCCAGCAGGTTCACGGCCACCGGCACGATGGCCAGGGCCGGCGTGGCCTCGTGCAGCTGGCGCCAGGCCAGCACGCGCAACTTGATCGACTCCGCGCCCTCGCCCGCCACGTACAGCACGGCGCCCAGAACGGTGCGCTTGCCCAGCCAGTCGCGGCCGGTGCCGATGTGGCAGCTCATGTCGCAGGCCATGAAGGACTTGCCGCTGTTGCTCTCGCCGTACATCACCGACAGCCCGCCGCGGGTGATGACGTCCTCGACCAACTGGTCGATGTGGATCGCGGCTTGCGTGATCTCCTCGGAGAACACCAGCGGCAGGCCGGCCGAGTGAGATGACACTTCTCGCGCCTGCGCGGCCGGCCCCGCGTTCTTCCAGCCGCTGTCCTGCGCCATCTTGAAGACCGTGTTGAGCCCCACGCCGGCCAGGCCGCGGGGCTTGAAGCTGCGCCAGACCCGGAGCTGGTCCTGCGCGTCGTACTTGCTCGACTGCTGGCTCCAGGCATCCCAGAGCGCGAAGCCATCGGCGCCGGGCATCTCGTTGTTGATCGCCTGGCCGACCTGAACCCACGTGTCGCGGTCGTCGGCGTTGATGTGCTGCAGGGCGTGCTCCGCGTCGGCGCGGCGCTGCGGGTTGATCGGGTGCACCGGGGCGGTTGCGGCCGGCAGGGACGGCGCCGTGCGGGACATGTCGCGAATCCAGGCCGGCAGCGTCGACGGCACCACGCCGTCCAACGGGTCGCTGCTGGCCTCCCACATGTACGGCTTCGAGTGCGGCGGCTCGGCCAGCGGGGCGAACGTCGGCTCTACGGCGATGTAGCCGTCGGCCTTCAGGTCCACGCCCGGGCCCAGCTTGCCGGGCAAGTGCTCGACCAGCGCCGCCGCGAACACGCGGTGCTCGCCGCCGCCGCCCGTGTAGGCCAGAACGTCCGACGTCACCGGGCCGTGCAGCGCCTCAAGCCGCTCCATCGTCTCGAGCCCGCCATTGCGGGGATCGATGTCGACGGCCACCAGACCGCTGGCCTTCAGCGCGATGCCGACGTTCGCGGTCGGCTCGCTCGTCCACCAGGCGCGGATCTGGTCGGCGTCGGTGGTGGCGTCGTGGAAGCCGTTGCGCACCAGCCGGCCCAGGGGCTTCTTCGTGCCGGGGTTCAGCGGCAGCACGTGCCAGCCGAGCAGCGCGTAGCGCAGGGCATAGGCCTGCGCGCTGCGGGCTTCGTTGAGATCGTGCACGACAGCGCTCATGCGTTCAGGCCGCAGCCTTCAGCGACGCCACCAGCGTCATCAGTTCCGGCAGCAGGCTCTCGACCTTTGTCAGCGTGCGGTGCTTGCGCGCCTCGGGCGTGTCCATGAACTTCGCGGCCAAGTACTCGATGACCGCCGGCGCGTCGCCCGTGCTGGCGATCCAAGCTTCCAGGTCGTCGCAGTTGAAACGCTGGGTGTCGCCCTCGTTCGGGTTGAGCTTGCGGCTCAGCGTCGACGGCGCCATGTCCATGTCTGCTGCCTGCGTCTTCAGCGACTTCTGCACGATGGCCGAGCGATGGGCGACGTAGGCTCGCAGGGTCGGGAAGCGCTCGGGCAGCGCGGGCTCGAAGTTCAGGGTGAGCTGGCTCATCGCATGTCATGGCAAGCCGCGTTGCGGTCTGTTGCCATCTCCGGTTTGGGCAAAAAAAACACACTGGCCGCCAACGAAACGAAAGGCGTGCAGTGCGTGAAGTTGTGAACGAAATGAGGCGAGGCCTGCCGGCTCGCGACGCGGCGGTCCGCGGTGGGGGCGTTCATGGCCTAGCCCTGCGTGGCGGGCTCGGCGGGGGCGGTCGGCAGAGCCTCGACGAGGCGCTCCAGTTCTTTGCCCACCGGGTAGGACGGCGCGGCCGTCTTGCCGCGGGCCAGATCGCTGATCGTGGCCTGGGCGCAGCCGCAGCTGTCGGCGAGGCGCTTCTGCGTCCAGCCAGCGTTTAGGAGCTTTTCAATCGTGGCAGGCCAATCCATCGGGGCACCTCTCGAAATATCGGTTCCCCGGTATTGTGGACTACGGAGCGCCGATACGCAATATCGGCAAACTGATTCAATGGCTGCAAGATCACCACGCGAGCGCACCGCCTTCGGTCAAAGACTCGTGGCCGCGCGCAAAGCCGCCAAGCTGACACAGGTCCAGGTGTTCGAGCGGATCGGCATCCCGCAGAGCACGCTGGCCGAGCTTGAGTCGACGGCCACAAAAAGCGGCTACACCGCACAGTTGGCGGCGCTCTACGAGGTCGACGCCCATGTGTTGGCGACCGGCGAGCCGGCGCCGACGCCTTCACCGGAATCTCACCTGGGGCCATCAGCGGCAGCAGAGCCGCGCCAGGACTACATCGCCTTCACCGAGCAGGAGCGCCAGGTCATTGCCGACCTGCGCGAGCTGCTGGAGGACGACCGGCTCCGCTTCGTCGAGGAGATCGCGGCGCGCGCCGAGCAGATGCGTCGCCACTTGGCGCGGATCACCGCCGTGCCGAAGTCATCGGGCTACACGCATCCCGCGCGCATTCCTCCCGAAACTTTGTTCCTTGAAGGCGGAAAACTTGACCAACGTCAAGCCCCGGCCCCAGCGAAGAAGGCTGAATCGTGAAGCCGCCGATTGCGTTGGCCGTGGACCGCATCAGCCGAGACACGGTCGAGGCGCTGGAACAGCTGATGGAGCTGGCCAAGCGCAAGCGTCTGAAGGGCCTCGCCTTCGCCGGGATAGTTGTCGGCCCGGAGGGGCGCGCCTGCTTCACCAATGCGACCGGCGAGATGTACCGCAGCCCGATCTGGGCGCGCGGTGTGGTGGCAGAACTGCACGACGCCCTTGGTGAACTGTCACGGGGACGCGTGCCTCAAGGATGGGAACCATGAACGTCGTCAGTATTCGCGAGTACGCAAGCCGGCCGATCATTGAACAGATCGAGGCGCTGCTGGAGCAAGCCAAGGCCGGGCGCATGCGAGCCTTCGCCTTCGCCGTCAAGGAGGGGCCGGGCCAGCACGGCATCGGCCTGTGCGGCGAGTACCGCGACGACCCGGCGCAGGTGCTGTCCGTCACCTCGCGCATCGACTACCGTGTGAACAC